AAACGGTAACGCAGCAACGGCAAGATAATTATGTTATTTGGAAACGGTACTTTTGCAGAATTACCTTTTGCTTCATCAAATCCAAATGATGGCAATGTTACTATTGTTGTAAATGGTAATTCATTAACTCTTTCAATTGGAGCTTCTGGTGTTTCAGGAGATGCAGCTAATGTTATTATTGGTAATGATCCATTAGTATTAAAAAGTGCATTAGTAACTATTACAGCCGATGCTAATGTTAGTATTTTAGCTACTCCTTTAACTTTACAATCAGCTTTAGTTACAGCTTCTGTTGATGTTACTGTAGATATAGATGGAAATCCTTTGACTTTAAAAGCTTCGGATGTTACAGTTACAGGCGGAGCAAACATAGACGTAACTGGTTCAAAACTAACCATTACATCTAATAATGTAGGGGTAATTACTTGGAACCCTATTATTCCAGGTGCAAACAATGTTTGGACAGAAATCGAACCTTATTAAACTATGGCATCAACATACTCACCAGATTTACAATTAGAGATTATAACAACCGGAGAAAAAGCAGGTCTTTGGGGAACTATAACAAATACCAATTTACAAATTTTAGAACTAGCAGCTAGTGGATATTTAACTACTGCTCAATTAGCAACAGGAAATTTAGTATTAACCTTAGATAATGGTTCTGCTTCGGGTGCAACTACAGCTACTGGTAAAAATTTAATGATAGAAGTTAGTGGTACGTTGACCGGTGACAGAATTATTACAATGCCAACAGGTGCTGAAAGAATTTTTATAATTAAAGATAGTACTGTACGATCAGTTAGTAATTTTACTATTGGTGTACAAAATGTAGGAGCTACTACTGGAGTTATACCTTTACCTCCAGGTTCAACTACTGCTTATTATACAGATGGTACTACTGCTAACTCTATGAAACTTTTAGGAGTTTTAAATAAAGGTTTTGTTACAGTTCAAAATGGAACTAACTCCCCATACACAACAGTGAATGGTGATATAGTTTTAGGTGATGTAGGTAATGGAGGAGGTGGACCTATTACTGTTACCTTACCTGAAAGTCCAACTATAGGAGACAAAGTTTCTATTATGGATACTTCCGCTACTGGAGGATTCTTTTCTAATAATTGTACCGTAGGTAGAAATTTACAAAATATTCAAGGTGTTGCTGCTGACTTTGTGATGAACGTTAATAATCAATCTGTTTCTTTTATGTATGTAAATGCTACTAAAGGGTGGCAAATAACATCAACAAACCAATAGGAGCAATTAAATGCTCACTGAAATTAAATTTGCTCCCGGAATAGACAAACAGGATACTTCTGTTGGTGCTCAAGGTCGTTGGGTAGATTCAGACTTAGCTAGATTTAGATATGGACTTCCCGAAAAAATAAGTGGATGGTCTTCATTACTTACAGATACTATTCAAGGTGTAGCAAGAGCACAGCATTCTTTTGTAGATAAAGATGGAAATAGATATGTTGCTATTGGTACAGATAAATTTTTAATTATATTTTTTGAAGGACAGCTATTTGACGTAACTCCTTTTGTCACAAACAATGCAGGAACACAAACTACTTATGTATCTACTCTTGCAACAGATAGCACAACAGCAAAAACTTGTACAGTTACAACAAATACTACTCATAATTTAATTGATGGAGATATGGTGGTTTTTAATAATGTAGCATTAGCTACAGCACTAACTAATGCAGGTTTAACTAATGCAGAATTTGAAGATAAACTTTATCAAGTATTAACAGTACCTACTTCTACAACTTTTACTATTGAATCGGTTAATCAAGCATCAGCAGTTGTGGCAACAAATACATTTGGTACAACTCAACCTTACGTATCTATTGGTCCGGCAGAACAAACTTATGGTTATGGATTTGGTTCAGGAGCATGGGGTGGAACAGTTACTGGTGCAGTACAAAATGATTTAGATGGAGCGTTGGCCGCGGATGCAAATGGTAACAATAGTTCAGCAACACAAATTAGATTAACATCAACAACAGGATTTCCAACTTCTGGCACAATAGCTATAGGTAATGAATTAATAACTTATACAAATAAAGCAGGAAATGAATTAACTGGAATTACAAGAGGAACCAATGGAACATCAACAGCAATTCATGCGGATGAAGCTATAGTTGTAAATGCTACTAGTTATAATGGTTGGGGTGCAGCAGTTAATGCTGGAACAATTGTTTTAGAACCAGGCCTTTGGTCTTTAAGTAACTGGGGTGATGTATTGGTAGCAACAGTAGCGAATGGAAAAACTTTTACATGGGATTCATCAATAGCAGGAAGATTTACTACCAGAGCTTCTACAACAACTTTATCTCCAGGATCAAGCAGTGTAGATAATTCAGAATATTGGACAGCCAGTGGAACTTTAACTGCGGCAAATACTTTAGGGGGACAAGCTAATGAAGCAGTAGGTAATCCTACAGCTTCTCGAGCAACTTTAATATCTCCTACAACACGACACTTAATACATTTAGGAACAGAAACAACTATTGGAGATCCATCTACACAAGATGATATGTTTATTAGATTTTCTAATGCTGAACAACTAAATCAATACACACCTTTAGCTACTAACGCAGCAGGTACACAAAGACTTCAAGATGGAACAAAAATTGTTGGAGCATTAATAGCAAAAGAAAATATTTTAATATGGACTAACAACGCATTATATACAATGAAATTTGTAGGAGCTCCATTTACATTTGGCTTTGAACAAGTGGGCACGAACTGCGGATTGATTGGTAAAAATGCAGCTGTTGAAATAGATGGTGTTGCCTATTGGATGAGTAACAATGGTTTGTTTGCTTTTGATGGTACAGTAAATTCATTACCATGTAGTGTAGAAGATTATGTTTATGATGATGTGGATACAACTAAAGGACAACAAATTTGTGCGGGTTTAAATAATTTATATACAGAAGTTACTTGGTGGTATCCATCACAAGGATCGGATTTTAATAACAGATCTGTTACTTATAATTATGGAGAAGCTAAACAACCCCCTCTTGGTACATGGTATACTAATACTAATATTAATTTTAACAGAACAAGTTGGATGGATACTTTAATCTATCCTCTCCCCTATGCCACAGCTTTTAATAGTACGGGAACAGGTAGTTTTCCAATAGTTCAAGGTCAAAGTGGTTTAGGTAATACAACTTATTTTGCCCACGAAACGGGGAACGATCAAGTAAATCCTGATGGTTCTACAACAACTTTAACTTCTTTTATCCAATCCTTTAGTTTCTCTTTACAACCTAAACAAAGTGAAGTTTTTTTAGCGATGAGAAGATTTTTACCAAATTTTAAAGTATTAACAGGAAGTAATCAAGTAACCGTTGGGATTACAGATTATCCCGCAACAGATGAAGTTAGTTCTCCCTTAAGTCCTTTTACTGTTCTTCCTACTACAACTAAAATAGATACAAGAGCTAGAGGAAGATATGCAAATTTAAAATTAGAGAATATAGGTTCTAATCAAACATGGAGATTTGGAACTTTTCAAGTTGATATACAACCTGATGGAAGAAGGTAATGACTAAAATTGTAGTAAGATTACCTGAACCAAGAAAAGAATATAGTGAAGATAATCAAAGACAAATAAATAGATCTATTACTTTGATTGTTGAACAATTAAATGCTACATATTTAACTCAGCTAAAAGAAGATCAAGAAAGGTTTACGTGGTTTAATGGCTAATATATATAAAAAAGTAAATACTGATTTAATAACTACTACTGAAAAAGATGTGTATACTGTACCAGGTAATACTAGAGCTTTATTAAAATCTATTCATATTTATAATGAAGGTGCCGGAGATTCACTTGTTATAATTAAAATTGAATCTAATGGTGTAGATTATTTTTATGATAAAAAAACTATAGCAGCAGATGCCCATCATGAATTTATTGTTAATATATTAGTGTTAGAAGAAAATGATAAACTTAAAATGTTATCAGATATAACAGGCCCAGATGTAGTAGTTAGTTTACTAGAAATAAACAGAGAGGATTTATAATGTCAATTAAAATACAAGAACGTAAAAAAATTTATGAAGTGGATAGAGATGGTAAACAAGTACCTGTTATTACACCCGAAGTTTTTATAACACTTACTCATTTAGAAACAGGTAAGGAATATTTATCCGAAAAAGAAGCAGAAGATGATATTAAGGATCCTAATACTACTACTAAACTAGAGCATATTAGAAGAGACGTAGAGGTAAAAATAGCTGAAATGCCTCCTCTTGGTAGTGATAGTAATCTCTAATTGACTAGTACCTAAAAACCTAGTAAATTAAAGATAATTGGCTTAATTCAAGAATAGCCACCTTGCCATGAACTTCATATTTAATAAGAAAATACTTAAAGATATACAAACAATTATATCTTTGTATAAGAAGTTTGATAAGTACAAAGATTTTTCTAGAGAAGATCTTTATTATCATATACTTCCTTCTATTAAATTGAATCAATACAAAACAATTAAGGAGAACAACAAAGTGGTATCGTTTGCGAACTGGGCTTTTTTAGATAACAGTTCTGAAAAAGAATACAAAAAAACAGGACACGTTTCTAATGAGTCTTGGAAAAGCGGTAGTAATCCATGGGTTATAGATGTTGTTTCTCAAATCAATGGTGATAAAATAACACATTGGTTAAGACATTTTTTTAAAAAAGTTAATTGGATAAGATCCGATAACAATTTTAAAATTTATAGAACAAGCAAAAAAGGATTTTAATGGGATCAGTAGTAAAAAAAATAACAAAACCAATTTCAAAAGTATTAAATAAAGTTGTACCCAATGAACTAAAACCTTTATTACCTTACGCCGCAGCATTCGCACCTTATATGCTACCTGCAGGTTTTGGTATGGGAGCTTCGACTGGTTTAATGGGACTTTTAAAAAGAGCAGCATTAACAGGTGGTTTAAATATAGGTTCTCAATTAGCACAAGACGGAAGTGATGGAGAATTTAGTAAACTATCCGCTTTATTAGCCGGTGTTCAAGGTGGACTTACTGGGACAAATGCAGCAAATACTTTTAAAACAAGTATGTCTTCAGGAAACGAATTAGGATTTTTAGATAAAACTAAAAATTTTGCTTTAAAAGGATTAGCTAAAGGGGCTGAATTTGGAAACAAAGCATCTACTACTTTAAAAAGTCCTTTCGATGCAAAAATTTTAGATGTAGCAAAAGCAGCTTCAGTTCCTATTTCCCAAGGTACAGGTGATTTAGCAATGTCTCAAGCAAGACTAGCTCTTAAAGAGTTTGAAGAAGGAGAAGCCTTAAGATTATTACAAGACGGAGCCGATCAAGAAGGAATAGATTCAGCTAGAAGAATAGCTGTTTTAAATTCTATGAATGCTTATGGATTTGTTCAAGATGAAATTGATGAAACATTAAAACAAATAGGTTTATTTTCTAAAGGAGGTAGAGTTGGTCGTAATATGGGTGGTGATTTTTTACAAATGACTATTGAAAATGAATCATCAGAACCTAATTTTGGTGGTATAACAAGTGCAGTTGCCAATATTAAAGAAGAAGAAAATTTACAAGCCGGGCGATCAAATGATTTATTTATGTTAAGGGAAGAAGCTATTATGAAAAATGATTCAGATAAAATAAAAGAAATTGAATTAGATTTTTTTAGAGAATTTGGAATGCCTATGCCTACTAACGCAGCCAAAGGTGGAATTATGGGTTTAAATATGGGCGGAAGTGTGTTACCACAAGGTATGGAAATGGATTACAGAGGTGGAGGATTTATTCCTATGGGATCAAAAGAAAAAGCAGATGATGTTCCAGCCAGAGTTAGTAAAAATGAATTTGTTATGACAGCGGATGCCGTTAGAGCAGCTGGTGGTGGAAGTGTTAATCAAGGAGCAAAAAGAATGTATAATTTAATGAATAATTTAGAGGCAAGAGCTTAATGGCTGATATATCCGAAACAAGGCAACTTACCAATCCTCTTTTAGAAGGATCACTTTCCGCTTTTTTAAAAAGTATAGATAAATTAGGAGCAGGTGCAGTACCCACAAATTTTACAGGTATTGACACAGCATCATATGCTCCAAAAATAGCAGCACAAGATTCACTACAAACTGGTGCAGCAACAAATGCGGCTGGTTTAGGAAGCTTAGTTGGACCCGATGCTTACAAACCTTATATGTCTCCATATCAACAAGAAGTTATGGATACAACAATGGCAGAATTTGACAGAAATGCGGCAGTACAAAACGTAGGTTTAAGAGATGCAGCCATTAGTAGAGGAGCTTATGGTGGTGGTAGAGAAGGTGTTATGGCAGCTGAAGCTATGAGAGGAAATAATATGAATAGAGCACAACTTCAAGCACAATTATTAAATCAAGGATTTCAACAAGCACAAACAGCAGCGGGTACAGATTTAGCTGCTCAACAAGGTTTAGGTGGATACCAACAACAAGTAGGTCAAGCTCAACAAGGATACCAACAAGCAATTTTAGATGCTAATCAAGTTGCAGCTAGAGAAGCTCAGTATCAACCATTTACTCAAATGGGTTTAATTGGACAACAACTTGCTCAAGTAACTCCAGGTGCATTTCCTACTCAAACAGTAGGATATCAACCAGCGGCAGCCCCTGTTAGCCCTTTAAATAGTTTTATAGGTGGAGCAGGTGCAGTAGGTGGAATACTAGGAAAATTATTAGGATAATTATATGAGTAGAATTTTAAGAAGACCAATGTTTAGAGGTGGTGGCAAAATTTCTAGTTATGGAAAAGGTATTACTTCAGGTTTAACTAATGGTTACGCAGGTGGAGGCCAAATTGGTGGTGGTGCTATTTATGGTAAACCACTTCCTAATGGAAGATTTGGTTTTGCAGATCCAGCAATAACTGGAACTTTTAATACTGCACCTAAACAAGCAAGATTTACAAATCTAGGTGGTGGAAGTTCTCAAACAGGTGGTGGTATTCTAGACGCTAATGTTTCTAAATCAAAAAAGTTTTTTGATGCAACTAAAAATAAAGTAAAAGATTTTAAATTAGTAGATCCAAATAAAACAATGGAACAAAGATTTGGTAAAGTAGTAAAAAGCGCGGGAAAAGGAATTAAAAAGTTTTTTCCTGAAAAAGGTTTACTTCAGTTTGCTGGTGAACAATTTCCTAAAGTTGCAAAATATGGTAAACTTTCCTCTGGTCCATTATTAGCAGTTAGTGGTCCTAAAATGATTGCTGATTCAATGAGACCTAAAACATATAA